GAGAGGAATGTGGCGAACGCAATGGCAAGGGATGGTTCTGCAAGGCAGCTCAGGCTTGATGCTGGACGCTCTGACCGGATACCCGGCATATTTGTCCCGCAAGGTTCCTGGAGCGTTTAGGTGCGTAACCCTTCACTACTGAAGGTTGCAAGGAGACGAGGCGCGAGTAGGACGGCAACTGTGCCTGCTCCGGTGGGTGGTTTAAATGCGCGTGATTCTGCCGCAACGATGCAGCCTCAGTACGCAAACGTCATGCAGAACTGGTGGTGTACTACCAGAGATATTATGGTCAGGAAGGGCGCGAATGATCATCTGACGGGTATGAATGGGCAGGTTGAATCATTGATGCCTTATGTTAAACCTGACGGCACTGAAACGCTATTCTGTGCGGAAGGGACTGACTTCTTTGATGCCACTACAGCAGGTGCGGCAGGAGCAGCGGTACAAGCCTCTTTAGCGGATGCCAGATGGTCTTCGATTAACTTTACCAATACATCAGGCACATCGTATTTGTGCTGCTTTAACGATGCCGGTAATGACACGCCGTATTATTGGAACAATAGCAGTTGGATAGAAATTACGGGCGTGTCATCTCCTGCAATTACTGGAGTAACGACTACCAAATTGAAAGCACCTTGGGTGCATCACAGACGCTTATGGATGATAGAGGTTAACTCCTTACACGCATGGTTTTTGCCTGTTGATGCGGTTGGTGGTGCGGCTGAGAAATTAGACTTATCAGGGGTATGTAAACTTGGCGGTCACTTGGTTGCTGGCGGCACTTACACCTTTGACGGCGGTGATGGTCCTGATGACTATTGGTACGCGATTACCTCAGAGGGTGAGGTGGTAGCTTATCGCGGATCAGACCCGACCAGCTTAAGCACATGGGGCATTGTTGGCGTTTGGTCTGTTGGTAAGCCGATTGGCACTCGCCCACTATTAAGATTTAGAGGTGAGGCATTATTGATACTGGAGGAGGGTGTTTATCCTTTGTCCAAAGCGTTGATAGCTTCCGAAACTGACGCAACTTCTGCGATTACGTTTAATATTAAAAATGCTATAGCGGACGCATCAGCTCTGTACTCCACAAATTTTGGATGGCAGATAGTATCTTATCCAGAGGCAAATATGTTGATTTTAAATGTGCCTAGAACAACTGGCTCGAATCAGCAACAGTACGCCATGAACACCATCACAGGTGCATGGACAACTTTCGATAATATCAATGCGAATTGCTGGACGATATTTAAAGGACAGCCCTTCTTTGGCGGCAATCAGACTGTCGGACAGTTTTGGGAAAATTATTCCGATAACGGCAACAACATTGACACTGAGCTTCAACAGGCTTTCACTGATTTCCAACTACCGGGCATGATAAAGCACGTTAAACTTATTAAGCCTTTTATGTTCTCAAACGGCTCACCCTCTGTGTTGATAGCTTGCAATTCTGATTTTAAGGATGAACCACCAACAAGTGCCTTGAATTTTTCTGGCACTACTTATGGTGTTTGGGATACGGCTGTTTGGGATTCGGGTGTATGGGGTGGTGCTTTAAATATTAACGATGACTGGCAGACTGTTTTTGCTGAAGGTGAATACGCAGCGTTAAGAATGCAGACGGCGAGTAGTGGTCTGGAAGTACGACTGAAAGCATCCAACTATGTATTTGAGCCTGGTGGCATTGTGGGGTGATAGTCTCCCAACCAAAGGAGGAGATTGCAAAGTTTGTCAGCGGTATTATTGGTGAAGGTGAGCATTTCCCTTTTGATGATTACTCCGCTTTAGGATTAATTAAGGATGGTGAAATAATTGCAGGTGTTATTTATAATCACTATGTGAACCCTAATATTATGATGCACGTTGCTGCGATACCGGGCAGACGATGGCTCAACAGAGAGTTTTTATTTGCTTGTTTTGATTACCCGTTTAACCAATTAAATTGTAATAGAATCACTGGACTTGTACCAAAGAAAAACAAAGATGCTAGGCGTTTTGACACTCACCTAGGTTTCGAGTACGAAGGTAACATGCGTAAAGCATTAGCCGACGATGATATGCTGGTCTACGGCATGTTAAAAGAGAAATGTAAATGGCTAAAATTAAAGAATACCTTGGGCAATGGCTCGAATATTCACTCTACAGATGCGGCTTAATATTATTCTTCAGTAAGCCCAAAGCACCCGCTGCACCGGATTACGCTGGCGCGGCGAGAGAGCAGGGCGAGAATAATATAGAGACTGCGCGTCTTCAAGGACGCATGAACAACCCGAATGTCTACACACCGGGCGGTTCACAGACTGTCTCATGGGGTACGCCTGCTCAGGGTAGTGGCTATGTGCAAGACGGTCAGGTAATGTATGACAATCCTGCATCAGCAGACGGCGATGCTAATCAAGCTACATGGGTGGAAGGTACGCCAGGTACGCAAGGAACTTATAATTTCGGGACATGGGGAACTGGTTTAAATGATGGTGGCTATACAGGCAACCCACCAGCAACACAGGGTTACTGGGTAGACGGGGATGGTAATGTGGTTTCTGGAGGTGGCAATCAAGGCGGCTTCCAAGACCAACCTACTATTATCCAATCCCTCTCTCCAGACCAACAAAACATCTATGACACCAACGAGCGTCTGCAACAGGGCATGTTGGATACAGGTGAGAACCAGCTTGGTCGTATCAACGAATCCTTTAATACTCCCTGGGACACATCCGGTGCGCCTCAAGTAGATGCGTATGATGCAAGCCAGATCGGTGATGTGGACCAATTAAGCAATGCCAATATGTCCGGTGTCGATGATGCAACTGTTGGCGGCGCGGATAGAATTGTTCAGGCATTAATGGAGAGGTATCAACCTGAGTTTGACGAGCGCAGAACACAAGCCAATAACCAGTTAATTACGCAAGGTCATACTCGTGGCGGCAGTGCGTGGGATACAAACAACCGTGACCTGAACCGATCAGAAAATGATTTCAGGTTGGGTGCGATTGTTAATGCTGGTCAAGAACAATCCAGACTACTTGGTGAGCAACGCTCCAATCGAGGTATGGAATGGGGCGAGAGACAGGGCTTATTTGATTCTCAGATGTCTCAGCAAGCTCAACAGGCTAACTTGGCTCAGGGCGCACAGGCAGCAACTACGGCTGACAGAGGTCGCGCTATTCAAGAGCAAGCCTATGACCGCAACGTGCCATTGAACGAGACTAATTCTCTACGTTCAGGCAATCAGATCCAACCTTACAGCTATCAGGGTTATCAGGGTACGAACGTCCAGCCAGCACCTCTATTTGATTCGACTTTAGCGGCAGGTAACTTTGCTCAACAGAACTATCAGAACCAGATGGCAGGTTATTGGAACCCATTAGAGGGCGCGGCTAGTATCGGCGCGGCTTATGCGGGAGCACCTTAATGGCTTATCTTGACGCTAAATCCGTAGCTCGCCGACAAGCCCTGCTTGATAATTACTCTGCCCCTAGAAACAGAAGTACAGGCGTTTCTTACAACCCGTTAAGTGGTATTGCTGATATTTTGCGAGGGCATTACGGAAAGAAAGGTAGAGAAAAATTACAGGAGCAGGAGGCAGAAAATAAAGCATTAGAAATGAGTGAGCTTAACGATATTCTGACTCGCAGCAGAGCAGACTTTGACGTTGGAGATACTAACGGCGATGGTGTTAATGATACGCCTTTGACGGAGCGCAGCAGCAACGCATTAATAGACAGATTACGTGCTCATCCTGCTGATAGTAATGAGCTTATTGAGCCTATTGACCCGCTTAAACCAGAACCCTATCAGTCACCAATGGCTCAAAAGACGGCTCTGACGAATCAGTTAGCGATTAATTTGGCTAAGAAGAAAGCCAGTACACCCTCGTCTATGCCATCGAATATTGCCGAGTGGCAAGCCTACCAGGATATGACTGACGCAGAGAAAAAGGAATATTTAACAATGAAGCGAACAAACCCGGCTATTAATTTAGGTGGGTTATTTGGGAATCGTGATGCTGTCACCGGGGCGATTACTCCTGCGCCTGGAGGAACTGTTACTTTGAAACCGGGAGAAACAGTCGATCATAGGTCATCAGTTGCTGGTGGTGAAGAACAAGCGAGGTCAGATGTTAAAGAAGTAATGAACCCAATTATCGCGCAGAAGACAAAAGGAGCTGAAGCTCTTGGATCAGAAATAGGATCGGTTTCTAACACCGTTGCTGAGATGAACGCAAGGCTCCCTCACCTTGAAGAAGTTGTTAACAAACTAACCGGGTTAGGTAAAACAGCGACATACACATGGGCAGACCAGATGAACGATACATGGAATCGTCAGATGAAAAATCCTGCGAGTGTTGGAGCTAAAGACAGGGCAAAACTTGTGTCAACTGTCGATAACGAAGTATTACCATTGTTGCGTCAAACATTCGGCGCGGCATTCACAAAGGCTGAAGGTGATTCTTTGAAAGCGGCGTTAGTTAATCCTGATTCAAGTCCAGAGGAAAAACAATATCAGTTGCAAGCCTTTATCGAAGCGCAGCGTGGCAAAGTCAAGGTTGAGGCTGAGCGATTACGGAACCTTCAGGGTGGTGGTGTTGGCGAATTAGAGGATGTGTATTAATGCCTCCTGATAATCTTATCCCTGTTGAAAAAGGGACGTTAAAGAAAAATCAAGACGGTGCGTATTTTATCCAGAAGGGCGATGAAATTACACCTGTTGAAAAAGGGACGCTTAAAAAGAGAGGTGATGATTTTTTTATAGTATCCACATCGCAAGAGCAAGACTATATCCCTCCTGTAGAAGATAGCCCCGAAACGCCTAGCAGAAGTTTTGAGGATGAAGCGTTACGGAAAGCTAGTATTTTTACTCGTAGCGCAAGTCCTAACCTTGCATTGGGTCTAGCTGGTGGTGCTATTGCTGGTCCTCCTGGAGCTATTGCAGGTGGTTTTATGTTACCTGCCGCCGACCTAATGACTTCTGGTTATAACAAGATGGTCGAGGGTGAGGGTGGATTTGAGCCGTTTGATCAAATGCCATCTGAGATTGTGAAGAATCTGATGAGCTTTAATGGTCCGAAACCAGAAACGACAACTGAACGGGCAATAAGTGCCGCAGGCGATGCAACGGGTACAGGTGGACCTCAGTTAGCAGCATTACTGAGACTTGCAAAAACTGCCAAGACAGAAGGTGGCAAACAGATAGCCAAACAACTATCAACCGCACCCGGCACTCAAATGGCAGTCACTGCGCCAGCTGCGGCAGCTTCATCTGCTGTAACAGAGATGACCGATAATCCTGTTCTTGGTATCTTAGCAGGAACAGGTGTTGCTATTGCTGGTGGTGGGTTTCGCCCGAAGAAACTAGAAACCTTAGCAGAAACAAGAGAAGTGTTTAAAAAGCAAGCTACTGATGCTTATAAGCGGTCTGATGCAATGGGGGCTGGTTACAATGCTGCTGCTACCGATGATTTAGCACAGAATATTGATGGTGTGTTGATAAGTTTAGGTTACAACAAACGCATCACTCCTGCCATACAAGGACTTGTTGAGGAGCTGGCGGCATATAAAGGGAAGCCAATGTCATTGAAACAAATGGAACAATTAAGAATTATTGCGCGTAATGCCGAAAGGTCAGATCCAAAGAACGCCGCACAAGCAGGTATCGGTGGAGGCATAGTTGACACTATTGATGACTTTATGGAGTCCACAGTACAAACACAACTCACCTCCGGTAACCCTGCCGCGATGGAAGTGCTAAAGCAGGCTCGTGGTTTATGGCGCACAAACAAGAAGCTAGAATTGCTTGAAGACATCTGGTTTCGAGTTGAAAATAAAGCAGCAAACTACACTCAGGCTGGCAAGGAAACTGCGCTAAGACAAGAGTTTAGAACGGTAGCAAACAACAAGAAAATATTTAAGTCTTTTACGAAAGAAGAACAAGAAAATATACTGAAAATTGTTCGAGGCGATATACCTCAAAACTTTCTGCGGTTCATGGGCAAGTTTGCTATAAAAGGTCCAGTGTCGGGTGTAGGCACTCTTGGTCCATCAGTAATGGTAACAGACGCATTGGGTCCAGGCGCAGGCGCAGCAACTGCCGCAGGAATGCAAGGTACAGCATTTACTGCTGACGCTATTGCGACTCAAATGGGGATGAACAACGTGCAGAAATTTCAGAACACAATTGCACAACAGCTTGGCAAACCAAAAACAGATCCTATGAGGGCGATTACAAATCGCGGTTTGGTTTCTGCATTACAAGGGCAACAATAACAACATTAGTCAGCATTTTTCGGCTTTCTTCCAGGCTTGCCAGCAGGATAGTAAAATTCTTCTATTGGTCTTTTTTTATCGTAGTAAAGCCATCTGTCCATAGCTCTGCGACAGGTTTTGCAGTTTCTTGTATTATTATGAACATAAGTATTTTCAGAAGTGAACTCATGACCTCGTTTGCAATGGGTTCTAGCTCTTTGTTTGGTGGCATGAGCGAGAACGGCTGGTGTTATATCACTTCTGGAGTTTTTCCATTGCTCGCTGCGAGTTGCCCAACGACAATTTTTAGGAGTGTAATTACCGTTATTATCAATACGATCAAGTGTTAGTTGTGGTGGGCGTTGCCCCATATCCTCAACAAAGTTTTTAAACCCTTTTCCTCGCGGGTTTATGGTTCGCCATCTTTCGCAGACCTTAATCCCTCGACCACCCCAATACTTGTAATCTTTACGGTTTGGGTTTTCGCAACGCTGGATCATGTTTGCCCATGTGTTGTACATAGATTGAAGTTTTTTATTTCTCATTACAGGAGTCTCTTTATCATGTTTGTTTATTATAACACACTAACTGCGGGGTATACTAATGGCTAGGAATGGTAGCGGGACATATAGCTTAGTCGCGGGGAATCCTGTGGTTAGCGGAACCACGATTTCCTCCACCACCCACAACAACACAATGACGGATATTGCAACCGCATTGACTGATAGCGTGGATAAGGATGGACAAACGGTCATTACAGGTATCATCGACCATAACGGCTTAGAGATTATTTTAGATGCCGATGGTGATACTTCCATTACTGCCGATACCGATGATGAGATTGATGTCAAAGTTGGCGGCACTGACATGGCGAAGTTTGCCAAGGGCTTGAAGTTATTAAAAGGCTCTGACGTTGCAAGCGCAACCGACCTTAATGTTGATATATTCGGTAATATGTTTGATGTGACTGGCACGACTACTATCGCCACGATCAAAACAAAAGGCATCGGGACTTTTATTATCTTGCAGTTTGATGGTGCGTGTACCTTAACTCACTCAACTGCTAATTTAATTCTGCCTGGCGCGGCTGACATCTTAACCGCTGCTGGAGATATTGCCTTTCTTTATGAGTATGCTTCTGCCGACTGGCGTTGCATTTCATACATGAGAGCAGATGAAGCACCGGACTACAAAAACTATGTAGACAAAAACCCCATAATCAACGGTGACTTCAACTCATGGCAGGAAGGGACGAGCTTTGCTGGTTTAACAAATGGGGGTTCAAGATATTTTGCCGACACGTGGAAATGGATTGAGGCTGGAGTTAATGCGTATGTGCACACCGTTAGCCGATCTACTGATGTCCCTACCGTTGCAGAATCAGGGCATAAGTCTAACTATTCAATGAAATCAGATTGCACCACTATAGCTGACACTATTGACGCAGGTGATGGAGCTTACTTTAAATACACAATAGAAGGGTACGACTATCTTCCTTTTGCTCAACAAGCAATTACGCTGTCTTTTTGGCACAAGCACACCAAGACGGGCATTAACTCTGTCCAGCTTTCAAGTTCCACTACTGATAGGGTAATAACGAAAGAGTACACTCAAACAACCACTAACACATGGGAGAAAGCGGAGCTTACTTTTCCCGCCAATGACGGTACAGGAACGTGGGACTATGTAAATGGTAAAGGTCTTCAAATACATTTCACGATATACGCAGGGACGAGTGAAATGACATCAGCTAATGATGTGTGGTTATCTGAGTCGGGCGTATATGCGTCTACTAATCAGGTGAACAACGCAGACTCAACCTCCAACAACATGCTATTCGCCCAAATCAAAATAGACAAAGGCGCAGTTGCATTACCTTTTATTGGTCGGAGTCATCAGGAGGAATTAGATAGGATTGGGAGGTACTTTGAATACAATACAAATTTTGCTGCTGGGAATGGTTCGTCTGCGGGTGCTGTAGGTGTTTTTTCCACAACCACAGTAGCACAAATGCAGTTCATGTATAAAAGGAAAAGGGCAATCCCATCAGTTACTTTTTCTACAGGCGACCATTGGCAAATCCAATCCTCTGCAATAGAGGATGTCACTGCTGCTGGGGGTGGTTCAATAACAGCGAACGATATTAATGAGGACGGGTGTCGGTTGACAGTTATAATAGATGGAAATTCAGGAGATGGGACAGGTGCTGTGCTTCAAACAGACGGTTCTGCCGGAAATTGGGCAGTTGACGCGAGGTTATAGAAATGAAATATATAAACAAAGAACATACAGAAATTAAAGATGGAGGCAAATCAATCCCTTGTGTAGCCGGAAACCGTGACTATGATGAGATAGTTGCTGATGGCTTGCTCGATTCAGTTGAGGCTTATGTCGAGCCAGAAAAATCATGGGAAGAAAAGCGCACCGAGGAATACGGAAAAGTGACAGACCAGCTTGACGAGATTTATCACGACATTGATGCTTGGAAGCTGCGAATTGCAGGCGTAAAAACGTCACATCCAAAACCATAACAGGGTAACCGTTAAATTTTATGACTCCTGAAGAAAAGAAAGATGTAGCTGAAATTGTGTCTGAAGCGGTAAACCAATCATTCAATAGAAATGCTTTTGTTGACCGCGAACTGCACGAATCTCACCATGATTTTATAGCTCGCTTCATTGCTAAGGAAGATAGAGCGCAGCAGCTTCGCGAGTCGGTAAAGAAGCAGGTTGTTGGTTGGTCAGTCATCGTACTAATATCAGGCATTGGGTATTTTGTTTACGACTCCCTAATGATAACGCTTCAAGGGTGGGGCGGCGGTCATTGAAATTATCCAAACACTTTTCTTTTTCTGAGGCGATTAAGTCTCAGACCGCAGAACGAAATTACATAGACAACACCCCCCCTGACGAATACCTTTCTAAAATTATTGCTGTAGCAGAGAATATTCTTGAGCCTGTGCGTTTACACTTTGGTGTTCCTTTTAGTCCGTCAAGCTGGTATCGCAGCAAGGAACTGTGCTTGAAGATAGGGTCTAAAACAACGAGCCAACATGCGCTGGCAGAGGCAGTTGATTTTGAAGTGCCGGGCGTAGATAACTTAACTCTCGCTAAGTGGTGTGAGTACAACCTTGAATTTGACAAACTAATATTAGAATTTTATACAGATGAAGACCCTGCTTCAGGCTGGGTTCACGCCAGCTATAGGGAGAGTAATAACCGCCACGAAGTTTACACAATTAGCCGAGTAAACGGTGCGGTGATAACTCAGAAAGATTTACCATAGGAGGTAATTATGGAGAAATATTTAGACCAAATTATAACTCTTGTAGGCGTACACGGCTTCTTTGCAATGCTTGCAAGTATCATGACTGTCCGATTTATTACTATTGGCTGGAACCCCGGCAAGCGAGTAAAAATTATTTGCATGCTCATTTGTAGCTCGTTATTAGGTGCGGCGTGTGTATATTATTTTACAGATGCAATCACTTTCAAAGCTTTATCAAGTGGAGCTTTTGTTTGTGTTTTTGGAACCCCAATGCTTTATGAGCTGCTTAAATTCATAACTACTTTGGCTTATGAAAAAACCAAGCTGAACACGTTTAAAGCAATGTATTTTTTCCTCACACCTAAGCCTTTAAAAATAGTGCGGAAGCAAGACGGCAAAAAGACAGTGGTGTACGAGCCACCACATGAAGATTTGACCCAGATGATGAACTGGAAAAGAAAGAAACCTGAGCAGGACGAGCATGGTGAGGGACTGGGCAGCAATCATTTTGCCGAAGACGATAAGTCGGTAGATAATAAATAGTAATAGGGCTGCATGAAATTACATGAAACTCCATCACTTGATGTACCCTCTGGCTCTATGGGGAGGCTACAACTATGCCGACATATTGGAAGGAAATCCATTTACGTGGTCGTTGCAGCCTCCGAGCTTCATTCACAAGGAGGAGAGCAAGCGCGGTGTGCAGGCAGTGAGAGTGTGGAAGCAGCAGCAGATGCTGGACGCACTCGAACTCGGAACCGGCATCCCTGTAGACGCAAAGTACAAGTGCAAAATGACAACCAACACCACCTTTGTATGTGACTACCGATGATCCCTTACGGATTACTAATTAAAATAGGCATCGGCTTGCTTGCGGGGTTTCTGCTTATCTCTGGGGTGAAGACTGCCGGGACGCTGTGGGGTAATATGTGGACTAAGCACGATAACGAGGTCAAAGAGAAATTAGCCGACAAACAGAACCTTGCTTACCAGACAGCACGAGCCGAGGAGATGGAAGCTACCTTGGCGTTGACGAAAGAACATAACAAAGAATTGCAAGCTATCTACCAGGCTCAGGACATGGAGCGAAAGCAGAGTGCAGCGGTGTACCAGAAGGAACTGGACAAGGACATCACCGGGCGCATCGAGGAACTGGAAGTAGACTTTGCCGACTTTGAACGCAGGGCTACGAAAGCGACTGAGCGCGTTCTAAAGCAAGAGGAAAAATTATCAGATTGGAGTACAATACAGCCATGAGTAATTTTAAGCATGGCGCGGCATCAGCTAAAGCAACACCTGAGTATAATTCATGGCGGAACATGAAAGCGAGATGCCATAATCCTTCCCATAATAGATACCATGACTACGGCGGCAGAGGCATTACTGTGTGCGACAAGTGGAGTGATTCATTCGCGGTGTTTTTAGAGGATATGGGGGAAAAACCAACACCCACCCATTCGATTGATAGAATTGATAATGAGGGTAGTTATAAGCCAGATAATTGTCGGTGGGCAACACCCACAGAGCAAAATAGGAATCATAGAATCCGTAAAAACAATTCTTCTGGAATCTCAGGCGTTTCAAGGTATAGAAATAATAAATGGTATGTCAGGATTAAGGTTTGTGGTGAAGAAGTACATTTAGGCTACACAAAAGATTTTTTTGAAGCGTGTTGCCAGCGTAAGTCAGCAGAGAATAAATATTGGAAATGCGCTGCGTAATCATATTGCTATGCTTGTCCATTTCCGGGTGCAGTTGGTTTTCTAAAACTCCGGCTTTAGATGTCAACTATGAGCTGAAGAAAGAGGACCGAGCAAAACCCAACCACATTCAATGTGATTGCAATGACCCTGACAAACTCTCGCTGTTACCGCCAGAAATTAAGAAGAAAGAGAAGGGCTTTGTGACCCTGAGCAACAGCGACTATGAGGTGCTGGCTGATAACGAGCAGGGCAGAATTAAATGGCACAAGGACGGACGGAGCTACAAGAAATGTATACTCCGATGTCTGGTTAAATATAATTTATATTTGAACGAATTTTATTAATTAATAGCCATAAAAATTTTTCTTATTGCTTAATTCTTTATCTTCAAAATAGGGCATTTTAAAAGTTCTTAATTTATGAGGCTCCAGGGTGCTTCTTTTCCAATCTCCGTCATGTGACAAATAGTAAACCAATCCAAATCGTCCGAATTTGTAATGATGACCATCGATATTGTATATTTTGTCATCATCCATTATCTATCCCCTAAATCCTGACGCATAGCTTCTTCCATCTCCAGCATATCACTGAAGGGTTTACCCCCTTTCTCTTGCTCACCCTTTAGGGCTTCTTCCAATTCCTCTTCGGCTTCTTTTAACAGCTCCAATCCCATCTCTATATCTACGGTTAAAATATCGTTTTGTTGCTTCGCTTCCTCCAGCTCAGCTTTCAATTCAATTATCCTTTCATCTTTTTCTTGCGCTGTGGCACTCATCATCTTCCTCCTCTTGTAAGCTCATCCCAAGGTTGCATCATCTGGCGCACCATACCTGCCAAGGCATACTCAGCCTTAAAATAAATATCATGCCCGGTGAGTTTTTTTTGCTGCTTAAAACCTCTATTCCTTTCACTTTTGCATTGTTTGCAAAGATTTTGATCTTTTTGAAGACCTTCAGTTGAGCCACAAATTGAACCTGTGTCCGGCTTTAACCTGGCGCAGTAGCCTTTGTCGCTGGGAAACCTTTTCTCGAAGCTCATACCCCAAACCTGACAAGTGCGGCTTTATGCTCAACAGATAAATTATTCATTATATGTTCAACGGTGAATGGACTGGACTCGCTGACAATTTCCTCAATATCACTTTCGTTGCCATCATCAAGAAATTCACGGATGTTATTGACCGCATCTTCCAGTCGCATTCGACCATCTTCCAGACTCTCACTAAATTCCTTTTTGACTGCCATCTTTTTACCCTTCTCACCAACAGGGGCATGTAGAGTAAACAGTTTTAATTGGTCATCTGCATCCATCGCCGTTATTACACCGGCAAGATTGAAAAAATCACCCTCCTCAATACACTTTTTATATTCCGCTTCCTGCTCAACACTGAAGGTTGCCTCCGGCACTACATGCTCAACAAATCCTTCGTGTTCATTCAGCACCTCAATGGCGGTATCTATGCGCTTCCTGTCTCCGGTTTGAGGGAATGACTTGCTGGCTCGTTTGACGAGGGACTTTTTCTGCATCTCGGTTTCCCAATTTTTCCACGGACCATCCTTTGCCTTGCTGGTTTGTTTGATCTTGTCCAGCTCCTCCCTGCTCATAACATCGGTCATTATTGAGCCATCAGGTAGTTTGGCGAGACAGTACCCTCCGGTAACCTCTCCTCTGTCGCTAAACGGGTCTGCCTTATGATGAGGAGCTTCCATGATGCCATTCCAGGTAAACTCGTCATTGGAATACACTAATTCTGCTTTTGCCCATAATATCGCTCCACATTGAGTGGCGAGATAAACAAGTCCCCGGTAAGAGATGTCAAGGCAGATTGCCCCACCTCGCGGAACCAGATAGGCGTGAGCCAGTGCAGGGTTCAGGGATATTCCGATTGCCGCAGTATTTAACAGAGAGTTTTTGAGCGAGGCTGGGTTGCCCTGTACTACTTTTAACGCATACCCATCCCCTTTTGTTATCTGTTGTTTAGCGAACAGGCACTCCTGCTTGAAGTCCAGTATCTTACCGTTAGCAAGGTCATACGCCTGGAAGGGTGCTTGTACTGATGTAATTATCTCGTTCAGTGCTGGTTCTTGTGTTATCGCGCTCATTCTTTCTCTCCCAATAATTTAGTGGCGTTGTCTACGGTTTCTTGTACTCGCTCGATGGTGTTCGGGTAATTTTCTCGCTCCAAAAGCTCAATCATTATCTTCAGCGTATTCACCACGTGTTCAAGTTCAATTTCTAATAAAGTTTCTCTTTTAAGACTCATTCTCTTTCCTTCAGATATTCGGCGTGGTCTACAGCTCTTTCAAAAGCACCTTCTGCCCAATTAGTAGCCTGTTGGTCAATCTTTTCATCGGTGAAGGTGTTCAAGCCTTCGTCCCTTTCCAGCGTCAATTCGCTGTACTTTTCGTCATAGGCTGAAACCCATAATTCTTTACTCATAATTTATCTCCAAAAAAAGGTGAGTACCGTTCGCTACTCGGAACCCCAAATGCTGGCATGCAAGCTAACACCACCTCACCTAAAAAATTAACCATGCGATGTCTTCAAGCATACTTCCAGAAACTCTAATTTACCTCTGGCTGTGTTTATATCGGCTTTAAGCAGCTCTGGCTTGTCATGGTAGAAAGCCATCTTAGGTCCGTAATTAAGAAGGGAGCGCAATTCTGTTTTTGCCATCTCAATCTTTAGCATCAGTCTGCGTTTATCTTCGGCTTGGTCTTCATCGCTAATACGGCTCACAAAGGCTGTCAAATTGGACTGGCTGGCTTTAAGGCGTAGCTCCATGCCATCGGGCAGAGAGGGGAGTATTGAGGCTGCTGTGTCGGTTTTATTGAAGTTCATTTTATTATCCTCTTACGCGCTTTTTGGTTAACTTAACAGTTTCGCTATATTAAGCATTTCAGCCCTGTGGATGTCTGTGTAGTTTTGCTGGTCGGCATCGTTCAGTAATTCGCGGTTAATTAATTGCCTAACACGAAGCTTGGCTTCTTTTTTTGCCGCTTGCTCTGCTGCTGCAATTTGCCTGTGTTTAATTAGTCTCATATTATTTATTCCTCTTTTTGGTTAACTTGGCTCTAGTATTTCACACCTGTGCAGCTACTGCAAGCACTTATTTAAATAAGTTTATTGCCAGAATCGAGAAACTACTGTAAAGTTGAGCAATGACTATCCAAAATACAAATAAAGCATCAATAATCAAGCACTTACAGAAATTGGGCAATATCAGTCAGGCTTGTCAGTCGGCTAATGTATCGCGCAGAAATTACTATTACTGGTGCGATGTTGACCCTGTTTTCAGGTCTCAAACGCGCAGTGCAATGGCTCAATATTTACTCGCTGATACTTAGCTCTGTTTATTTTACGGGGGATAGAGATGACTGAAGAAGAATTAGAAGACCTTAGAGAGAAGGTGGCAAGGAAACAAAGAGCCGAGGAAGGGGAGGTGCTAAAGAAAATCCTTCAAGGAACAGATGAACCTATTGACCCTAACGCTATTTACCTTACTGTTAATGACATAGCACTGAGGGCGGGGGTGTGTGTGGATACAGTAAGAAAAGCTCTCAGGTCGGGCTGGATTAAGTCAAGGATGGCGTATGGACATAAAGATAAGGGGTACAGGGTACTCGAAAAAGATGCCGAGCTTTATATAAAATTAAAAGTAGCCGAGAGGATGGAGGGAGGGCGGCATAACTCTTGGATTCATAACTTATGACTCACGACTTTTCAGATCCCCTTCAGCTCGCAGAGTTTATTATGGGGTTGAGAACAGACAAGGAGATGTCATTTGCCTTTGAGTTCAATACCCGCAAGCGTGACGATGCGTTTAAAAAGATGGTGCGTGACAGGTCGCAGGAAATTTTGGATGAGCGGAACAATATCCCAAACAAAAAGCCAGATGCTGAGTTTGACGGTGCAGACTACAATCCTGCTCTGGATGATGACCGGCTAAATAAACAAGTCGGGCGAGTGTATGACGCGATAAAGGATGGAGCCTGGTTGACGCTCGATGCCCTTGAAAAAATCACCGGCGATCCACAAGCCAGTATTTCAGCTCAACTCAGGCATTTACGCAAAGAAAGGTTTGGTTCACATAATATTGAGCGCAGGCGGGATGAGTCTGTTGGAACGTGGGAATATCGGTTAAATGTGGTATAGTTATTTCACTGGCGGGACAGGCTCTCGCTTTCTAGTGCCGATACACTAGATTACCGCCAGTGATTCTTTTAACCTTATCGGAGGTATCAAATGTACGGAAAAATCTTTGAGTCAATTTACGATGGAACAATATCCGTCAACTGGAAAGGTCTAGTAACCTTCCAACAATTAATTGTTCTTTGTGATGCAGATGGGGTTGTTGATATGACACCTCCGGCTATTTCCAGGCGCACTAACATCCCTATTGATATTATTGAGGAAGGACTAACTTTTTTAGCCCAACCTGATAAATATTCGCGCTCAAAAGAATATGAAGGGAGGCGCATTATTTTAATTGATAGCGAACGAGAATGGGGGTGGCAGATAGTCAACCATAAGTATTATCGCAACCTTGCAAGCAGGGAGGACAAGAAAGAGAAGGATAGGGTAAGGATTGCTGAAAAACGTAGTGAAAACAATGATGTCGCTAGTTGTCGCAACAAGTCGCAAATGTCGCCTATACAAGATACAAATACAAATACAAAAGCAAATACAGATACACCCACAAGTGGTTTTGAATGTTTCTGGCTTGCGTACCCAAAAAAGAACAAGCAACCAGAAACAAAAGATATGTGGAATGGCATGATGTTGGATTCATCTCTTGACCTTATTTTGGAAAACATTGAAAAAAGAAAGGAAGTTGATTCTGGTTGGAAACGTGGTTATGTATCAAACCCGGCTAACTACTTGAGAAACCGTGAGTGGGAGGACGAAATATCCTTAGAGAAAAATGCAGATAGTAAGTCAGTCGTACAGGAGGTGGCAGATGCATTCGCAAGACATAATAAATAATCCACCAGAATTGCTCAGCGTTGTCCAGCGTGGCATCGCAAAGCTCATGGTGAGAAAGTTACGCTTCCCACCACCACCAAATGACATCCCTATATTTTGCGAGGCACTTACTGAGGATTTAGTGAGGGCAAACAAGGTTAAGCATTTCAGAATAATTGAAGCACTGGAATATATCGGCAGGACGGACAAGGACTTCCCGCAGCCAGCAAGAGTAATTGAGGTTATGACTTTACTTGCCAAACCAACAGGTACATACAAAGAATTAGCCGCACCCGGTGCAAACCCGGCTGTCCGTGATGCCAACATGAAAAAAATAAAAGAGATGATGTCCGATTTTGCGGATAAGAAAAATCCAAATAAGAAAAAGTTTGAACACTTCAACCATGATAAGCACATGAAGTCTGAAACAGGCTCGATGCAATTAACTGATGCCCAGCTTATTGAATTACAGAAACGGTATTCTGAGGCAGACGGCAAGGCAGCTAAAATAATTGCTCAGCAGGATTACATGAAGGAAATAATGGGAGATAGGTCATGATTGATAATTACATAATCCGTGACGACACCATTCTCAAGCGATTAGTCAGGTTTTTAGAATCTACTGAGTTTAAAACTCTCTGCGATGATAAAGCGATGGAGGTGTTGATACGTCCGTACAAAGAAAATAAGACCAGAGAACAGGAGAATTTTTTTCACCTTCTATGTGGAATATTAGGAGATAAGATTGGGTTTAGGAAAGGTGAAACTAAGGCTTTGGTTAAGGCTTACATAATTGGGCAGAAGACTGTTGAATGCCCCGGTGAAAGAACTATCACTGTACCAATGGAGTCGAGCAGCTTACCCAAGGACGAGTATTCAGAGCTGATTGAAGGATGTTATGAGATAGGGGCGTTTCATGGGGTGCAGTTACCAGCACCAAGGTATTCACATTGAAAGTTATTGAGCTGTTTGCAGGTATTGGCGGCTTTAGACTTGCGCTGGAAAACGCAGGACATGAGGTAATATGGAGTAATGAAATTTTAGATAAACCGAGGTCAATTTATGAATACCAATTCAAAGACAAACCAGATCCAAGAGACATCCGATCTATTCAGCCAGCAGAAGTCCCAGATGGTGACTTACTCTGTGGTGGATTTCCGTGCGCAACTTTTAGTATTGCTGGAAAAAGAACAGGATTTCATGAAGAAGATACACGAGGTTCTTTATTTTTTGAAATCTGCCGCATTTTACGGGATAAAAGAACACCTTTTTTTCTCCTTGAGAACGTCAAAGGATTACTCAATCATGACAATGGAAAAACATTTGGAGTCATCATCACTTGTCTGGATGAATTGGGGTATGACGTACAATGGGAGTTGCTTAACAGCAAGAATTTCGGAGTCCCACAAAACAGAGAAAGGATATTTATTAGCGGAAGTCTTAGAGGAAAACGTAGACCAAAAATATTTCCTCTCAGCAAAACAGGTGGAAAGAATAATGGAGAGAACCAAAACGAACAAGGAAAAAGGCAGGGGTTTTTCTCCAACATTTCTCCAACCTTAGATGCTCACTACATAAAAGGAGGGGCTTCAAGACCTTATGTGGTGAATGATGGAGGCAAGGCTAGAATAGCTATGAGAGCGCACACCAAAGCTAATATGGTTGATAATGACAGGCTTAGTGATTATGTATGGACGATAGATACATCACCTCAAAATAAAATGGCAATCGAGTACCCAGAAAACACAGGTTTGCGTAGGCTTACGCCAGTTGAGTGTGAAAGGTTGCAAGGCTTGCCAGATAACTTCACAAAATATTATGCAGACGGATCATTAGTTCCTGATGGTGAGAGGTGGGAGCGATGTGGAAGAACTATCACAATTCCAGTTGTTGAAGAAATAGGGAGAAAATTCTATGAACACGAAAACAGTTAATAAGTTTTTGTTTGATGGGAAAGAGGATTGTTTTGACGAGCATATTAAATTATCCATTATGCACTACGAATTTATGGTTGAGCAGGTAAAGAATTATATTTGTGCTTTTACTGAAGAAGGAAGCTATGTAATAGATTATGGGTGTTCGACAGGTAAGATGATGGAAGAAATACCTAAAACTAACGCTATGTATATTGGATATGACACAAGCACTTTACTAAAAGAAGGTAAAAGGGGAGGGGCAGAGTTTACCAGAGAGGACTTTTTTAACGTAGACATTCCCGAAGGGTCTTGTTCGGTTATATCCTCTATCTTTTTCCTGCAATTCCTACCCAGATCAAAAAGGCTTTGTGCGCTTGAGAAAATCAATAAACAACTGTCTAATACTGGTTGCTTAATTATAGCGGAGAAAGTTCATCATAATAACGCAAGAATGGAGTCTGTCACGCAAACCAATTACGTAACAAACAAAAGAGAGTTATTTTCAGACAAAGAAATATTAGACAAGCAGCAGCAAACAATAAACTCAATGAAGCTCTCAACAGAGAGTGAAATTATGAAAGAATTAAGAATAATAGGGGAGCCTCATATATTCTGGAAAAGCTATAATTTTTCTGCTTATGTGGTGTTTAAAAAATGACATCTGAGCAACGGTGGCATGAGATGATTGCTAAGTGTACGGAGAAATGGGGACCAGTAGCAGGGAACCCTGTTTATCCAATTCAGCATCACCATGTCACAGGACGTAAGTCTCGACAGCGGCACCCAAAGACTCACGAATCTATTTTAATTGGCACTTGGTTCGTTATTCCTTTACCAGAATATTTACACATGGGAACTGAAAACCCGAATAGCATCGCGGTATCTAAGAAGAATTTCGTCAGGACGTTCGGCAAGCAGTCAGGACTTTGGAATTTACAACGTCAGAGGATAATGGCAATGGATATAGGTGAGCTGCCTTTTGGCTCGGATGTTGTTGATGCGATATTGGCTACTAACGAATAAGGTAAGAAATGTTTCCGGCTAAAATAACACTAAGCAATATCGAGCTGATGGCTGCGGCTTACGAAGGGGTTCGCATACAATGCAGGAAACGAATGAAGAAAAGTAAGCCAACGCACAGTGCTGGGCATGAAAATGATTGGCAGTACGCAATTCAAGGAAGTATCGGTGAGATAACCCTTGCCAGATATTTGAATGTGTTTTGGTGCGGCGCACCACAAGGCGGAGGTGATGTTGATGGTTTCTATGAAGTGAGATGCTCGATGAAACACAACGCAACACTGAAGGTTTACGATGAAAATAAGTCTGATGCGCCTTATGTGCTTATCACTGGAATAAACGGGGACATGATTATTCAAGGCTGGATGTGGGGGCATGAGGCTAAAAACAGAAGTTTATACTGGCGAGATTCAGGAGAGAGGTGCAGGTCAGAAGGATATTTTATTCCGATAAAAGACCTAAACAAAGGGGAGCTGCCAAAACGATGAAAAGGAAAGGGCGAACCGACAGAAACCAACAGGACATCGTTGATGCTTTGAGGAAAGCAGGATGTTCGGTGTTGAGCTTGGCGAATGTTGGACAAGGATGCCCAGATCTTCTGGTGGGCTTAGCAGGGAAAAATCATTTATTAGAGGTCAAGGATGGGGATAAGCCTCCCTGTAGGCAGAAGCTAACACCGGCACAAGTCAGGTTTCATCGTGATTGGCAAGGGCAAAAGGCGGTAGTAGCAACGGTTCACGAAGCACTGGCTGCGGTAATAGGAGTGAAATAGATGAAAAACTGGTACTTGCTGATAACCAACCACGCCCAAGAGCGCAAAGCCAGAGATGAGCTGGTAAACCGTCAACTGGTCCAAGACTCGTATTGTCCTCTGACGCACAGCGACAAGCGCAAGGGCGGTAAGGCTATCGTTCAACCACTATTCCCAAGATATGTATTCTTCCAAATGGACACCGGGCGGGATAATTTCTATTCAGTGAGCAAATGCCCCGGCGTGTTCCAAATAGTCAGAAACTCCTTGCAGTCCGATGGCTATAAATATCCCTCAGTGGCACCACCTGATTTGATAGAGTTTCTCAGGCAACAGGAAAACGATGCTGGCATCCACCTGACCGAAAATGACTACAAGGCTGGCGATAGAATACGCATCAAAAAGGGCAGGCTGGCAGGATTTGAAGGAATTGTGAAAGGCACGAAGCAGGAGCGAGTATTCGCATTAATCGATTTTATGGGGCAGCAGGACATGCAGTTGGGATATGGTGAGATTGAAGCGATTTAATTAAATGTTTGCAGAATGCTAATTTTAGGTTAAAATAGTAACAGCAGTATAGTTGTCCGGTTCCGGCATAACTCGTTGTCGTTACGGCGGCGCTTCCCCAAAACAAAATTATTAAACCATCACTCAGAGGTATTTGACAATGCTGAAAGTGGAAGATGTTGATCTAA